GGTATAGATAAAAGTTTTTTAGAGAGAAATAGAGAATACGGAATGATACAAGATTATATTCGTCAAGTAGGCTCAACCTTACAAGGTACTGTATTTACAAATGAACATATGAATATTGGTTTGCCAGGAACTCGTGCAGAAGATTATTCTGTCATTACGCATAATTTTAATTCTAAATTTGGACAAGATTCAAGAACAAGTGAGCATAACACTTCACATCCTACAGCGGATAATACAGTTGCATTTAGTAGAGCAAGAAAAATACAAAATTATATTAATGGAGATCAAGGCACTATAATTATGGAAATGCAATCAGATGTTCATCGTAACAAACCAGAAATTGATTATCCTACATCTCTTAATGATTTTACTGCAAGTAAAAATTTTTATCCTTATGCAGGCGGAGCTCAATATTGGGTAAAGCAAGTAATGAAGGATAGACTTACACAAGCTTTGATTGATGGTGATGATTTTTTAGGTTGGGTTCCAGGTGAAGTTGTATCACATTATGAAGGTGCAGATAAAGATAACTACAAAGGTTTTATTAATATTTATAATAATAAAACAAATGAATTTATAAAAAGAATAAATAAAGATATTACCAAAAGAGGTAAAGCGCTCGGAATGAGTGATGATGAAATTGCAAAAGCAACTCTTAAAATCAAAAATGATGGTCAATACAAATTTGAAGAACCTGGCGAAGAATATTTTACAAGGGTTAGACAAAATCAATTTCCTGGTATGGAAAAGTATGTAAAAGCAGGCGAAAAGTCTAAAGTTTATCAGTATGGTGAAGAGGGCAGTAAATTGCAATTAGTTAATATGCCTTATATTGACTTAAAACCTAGAGAAGATTTTGATCCAGAGCTTTTAAAGAAGATTGGTTTGCCTCAATTTAAAAAGGGTGGTAAAACAAAGTCAACAAAGGCAGATCCTTTGATTGACATCGAAATATTCTTTGAAAGTGTATAAATGGCTATAGATAAAAAAATTCAACCAACTGAAAGTGAGATCGTTGTAGATCAATATGCAAGTTCTCCAATTGAAATAAATATTGCTGAAGAACCAGATAACAACATAGAAATGTTACAAGATGGTGGTGCCATCATAGGACCTCAAACTTTGAATATGCAAGCTGGTTTTGATTCAAACCTTGCAGAATTTGTTGATGAAGATGAATTAAATAATATTAGTTCGGACTTGATCGCTGATTACATGACTGATAAAGATACAAGAAAGGATTGGGAACAGGGATACACACAAGGATTAGACCTTCTTGGATTTAAATACGAAGAAAGATCACAGCCCTTTCAAGGAGCAAGTGGTGTTACCCACCCATTATTAGCAGAATCAGTTACACAGTTTCAAGCTCAAGCATATAAAGAATTATTACCATCAGGTGGTCCGGTAAAATGTGACATTGTTGGGGCAACAAATCCTCAAGTAGAAGAACAAGGAAAACGTGTTCGCGATTTCATGAATTTTCAAATTACAAATGTTATGGAAGAATATGATCCTGACATGGATCAAATGTTATTTTTCTTAGCGCTTGCAGGTTCTAGTTTCAAAAAAGTTTATTATGATGCAAATTTAGGAAGAGCTGTTGCAAAGTTTATACCTGTTGAAGATTTAGTTGTACCTTATCATTCAACTGATTTGGAAACTGCACCGCGTATTACTCATGTTTTAAAACAAAATAAAAACGAAGTAAGAAAAAGTCAGATCAATGGTTTTTATAGAGATGTAGATTTAGAGTCTATGCTTCCAAATGAAAATTCAATTCAAGAAAAATATAATGAGATAGAAGGTGTAAGCCCTGACGATGTGCAATATGATGACGAATGTACACTTCTTGAAATTCATTGCGATTTAGACATAACAGGCTTCGAAGATATCGGTTTGAATGGTGAGCCAACTGGCATTAAATTACCATACATAGTTACAATCGATGAGGGTTCAAAAAAAGTTTTATCAATCTACAGAAATTACAAACAAGAAGACCCTCAAAAAAAGAAGATACAATATTTCGTTCACTATCGTTTCCTTCCAGGTCTTGGCTTTTATGGTTTTGGTCTTATCCACATGTTGGGGGGTTTATCAAGATCGGCTACCTCCGCGTTACGCCAACTTATTGACGCGGGAACACTTTCCAATTTACCAGCAGGGTTTAAAGCAAGAGGCTTACGGATTAGAGATGATGATAACCCACTTCAACCTGGAGAATTTAGAGATGTTGATGCACCGGGCGGAGATCTAAGAGCAAACTTCGTACCTCTTCCTTACAAAGAGCCAAGTCAAACTTTATTTATGTTACTTGGTTTTTGTGTTGATGCTGGAAAACGATTTGCTGCTGTAGCAGACGCAAAAATTTCAGACTCAAATAATGCTAATCCTGTTGGCACAACTATGGCAATGATTGAGCAGGGAACAAAAGTAATGAGTGCAATACATAAAAGATTGCACTACGCACAAAAAATAGAATTCAAATTATTAGCAAGAGTATTTCAATTATATCTTCCACCAGAATATCCTTACAACGTAAGTGGTGGTCCTAGATTTATAAAGGTTCAAGATTTTGATGATAGAATAGATATTATTCCAGTATCGGATCCAAATATTTTTTCAATGTCGCAAAGAATTCAATTGGCTCAAGCACAATTACAACTTGCACAATCTAATCCTCAAATTCATAATCCATATGAAGCATATAGAAGAATGTATCAAGCTTTAGGAGTTCAAAATATTGACGCAATATTACCCCCTCCCGCTAAACCATTACCAAAAGATCCAATTACAGAGAATGCGGAGCTCATTATGAAAAAGCAAGCTCAAGCATTTCAAGATCAAGACCATGTCGCACATATGAATACTCATAGAGCTTTCATGTCCTCCGTTTTAGTGAGAACAATGCCTGATGTTTTGGTAAATATCACAGCACATGTGCTTCAGCATACGTCTATGTTGGCACAACAAAATGTTTTAGAGAAAAATAAAGAAAAAATTGATCAAATTGCAGAACAATTCGGTGGTCAAATACCAGAACCTATTCAAGCTGCTATTAATAAGCTATTAAATGAGCAAATTGCACAAGTAGAAAGCGAAATAATGTCTCAAATGATAGCGGAAGAGCAAGAATATCTTGAAGGTGGGGGTGAAGATCCACTTGTTGAGCTTAAAAAAGAGGAAATAGACATCGAAAGAGCAAGGCAACAAGCTGATGCTATGTCAAAAATGGCAAAAACAGAGATAGATATGGCAAAATTACAACAAAAAGCAGAAATTGATCAAGCTAAATTACAACAAACAGCAGAATTAGCTGCAATACGTAATAATATTCAAATGCAAAAAATAAATGCCACTCAAAAAAGGTAAATCACAAGAAACTATTTCTAAAAACATTAAAAAGTTAAAGAAAGAGGGCAAACCTACAAAACAAGCTATAGCAATTGCTTTATCAAAAGCTGGAAAAGACAAGAAAAAAAGAAAAAAGAAATAACTTGATAAATAACAAATTGTTATCATAATCTTATTATGATTAATCAAACAAAACAAAATGAGAAAATCGACATTGATAAAATAGTTGATGATTTGACTACTTACGCATTCGAAAAAGATAGAAATGATAGTGAAAAACTTGTTTTAGCTTCTTTGATGCTTATGACAGCTAAAATGATTTATTTACAAACCCTTGGTGATAATGGTAATACAATATATGAAAATGATAAAAATATCATTCTCGAAGAACATAAACCAACAGTACACTAAGAGGTCGTATGAAATTTAAAAATGCTAAAATGACGGAAGTTCCTCAAAAAAATCCTTTTCCAAATGCAATTGCGGTATCTGATGCAGCAATTGTTTATTCTCCTTTTGTTTTCAAAAAGAATAAAGGAAGTGGACCACAAGGACAAACAAGCAACGCTCAAATTAAAAAGGTAGCTTTCAAAGGCGTAAAATAGTATAATCCCCCACTTAAACAAGGAGGTAGTATGAATCTACTGAAAGATCTCTGGTCACACATCAAAGAATGGTCAGATTGGAAAATGAAGGACTGGATCAAGGCGGCTATTGTAGCAATCGTTGTTCTCTGGATAATTAGCTGGATGACAGGCGGAGCAGCATAGTGCTAAATCTTCTCGGCGGTTTACTTGGTGGTGGAAAAGGCGGAGCCTTAGCAACCATTTCAAAAGTTGTCGATGAACTTCATACGAGTGAGGAAGAAAAATTAGATAAAAAGAT